ATCTCACCCAAAACATTCTAAGGAACTGGAGAAAGGGTGATGATCCAGAAATGCAAGAGATCATGAAGGAGGAAGAAGAGTGGACTTACAAAATGTTTGATCGTGCGGTGAATGAGGAGAAGAGATGGGCTGACTATCTTTTCAAAGATGGATCTATGATTGGTTTGAATGATAAATTACTTCAACAATACGTTGAGTGGATTGCAAACAGAAGACTTAGATCAATTAATCTAAAACCACTTTATGATATTTCTGCAAGAAACAATCCTTTACCATGGACAGATCATTGGATCAGTTCTAAGGGTCTACAAGTGGCACCACAGGAGACAGAGGTTGAGTCTTATGTTGTTGGTGGAATAAAGCAGGATGTAAAGAAAGATACATTTAGTGGGTTCAAACTCTAATATATAACCTACAATTCGTATTATTTTATGAACGGTAGATTGTCAAAGCCTTACATGAAGGCACGTCTTCTGAAGATAAAAGAGGGTATTCATTCTAAAACATGGTATCCTGAGTGGAATGACAAAGAAAGATGGGCAGCTCAACAGGCACTAAATAATGCGTTAGACATACTTGAGGAGTATGAACATTGATTATGAAAATCCCTGGCTATACGAAGGTACAACTTTTACTTCTGACGATATTGGCGATTTCTTCGGTTACGTCTACCTCATTACAAATAATGAAAACGGTAGACAATACATCGGACGTAAATATTTTTGGCAGTTCAGAACTCCTAAAGGTAAAAAGAGAAAAGTAAAATCAGAATCTGATTGGAAAAAGTACTATGGGTCTTGTCCGGAACTTAAGGAAGAAATTAGACAATTTGGCAAACAAAATTTTAGTCGAATTATCCTATCGTTACATCATACAAAGGGCAAGACAAACTACGAAGAGACCAGACAACTCTTTAAAAACAAAGTCCTCACAGAGCAGCTTGACGACGGAACCCCAAAATACTACAATAGTAACATCTTATCAAGATACTTTAGAAAAGATTACTATGGAACAGACACCTGAAGCTGCACTTTATGATGCAAGAAAGTGGTCTATGAGACGGATAAAAAGGGCAAGACCTGTCGCTGATAAAAATGCGATATACAAAGAATTTGAGGAATGGATTGAAGTTGAACCTAGTGATCAAGACCTTGAAGTTTTATTCTTAGAAGACCTTTCAGAATACTATAAAGACGAAGGGGTTGACAAATAAATTTCCTTGTTGTATAATTAATTTGTTGGACGCAACATGGGAGTGACTGAATAAACTTACTGGCAACCGCTGGTTAAGGTGATGAGACACAGGTGGTGCCGCTGCTCGCAAGGGTAGAACCGATCAACCAATCGGGTCTCAGGCAAGGACGTATTTACTTCTGTAGTAATGCCCGTTCTTTGTTGGTACACAGGAATCCAACCTCCCTCTTATTTTCAAAAGCTATGCTAGTTCACAGACCTTGGGGAACCTACGAAACATTACTAGATGATGATTACTATAAAGTAAAAAGAATCATCATTCTACCCCAACAACAAATTTCACTACAGTATCACAATGATAGAGAGGAGCATTGGACTATAGTGAGTGGATCTGGCACAGTAAGAGTTGGTGATGATACTTTTAAAGCAGTGCTTGGATCAAGATTTTTTATAAACAAAAGACAATTACATCGTGCAACAGCTGATAAAGACTCTCATTTAGTCTTTGTTGAAGTGCAGTTAGGCGATTGTAATGAGAATGACATCGTTAGATTAGAGGATCAGTATGGACGAGAAGGTTTTAAATACGAAGATTAGTGTCAGGTGTAAAGACTGTAACAAAGAACTCCAAAGTCAGTCAGGAAAGACAGTAACGTGCGGATGTCCTAACATGGTGACGATTTTTGATGAAGTCGTGACAGCAAACGACCTAACTAGGGTAATTATGTTAAACTCTACTAAAAAGAAGAAACATGAAAACAAATTATCTGCACAAGATCTTGCCTTTCACGAGAAAAGAAAAAAAAGAAAGATTAGAAAACTTGACTTTGAAGTAAGATAGAGGTATAAATGATTAAAGCCTTAATTAGGGAGTTCCCTGTCACAGATATACTGGATGATATGACAGAAGAAAAAATCAGAAGGTATGCCTACACGAAAGATGAGGTAGATGCATTGATTGCAGAAGCAGTTGCTGAAGCAAGAAGAATTGATGAAGCATCGATGGCAAAACATAATCGTGAGGCCACAGTTATCTCTATGATTCTTGGATTCACAGCACTTGCATTATTTGTTGATGGATTGCTACGTCTACTTGGCATTATTCCACCATTCATGGAGATTGATATCAACATTCTAGATAAGATAGAAACTGATATCATAGATAAGATTAAACAAGTTCCTATACAAAAGATACTTCAACAGGGTTTTAGATGAATGATCTCTCTGTGTTATTATATTTCATCATGTTCGCCATTGTCGTGGGCATGACTTTTGCATTTATGTACACAATGATGAGATCAACATTAAGAGAGTTTGACGGCCCAAGACAAACAAGAAATGTTCATCCAGAAATGCGAGATGTGCAATCAGGAGATGAACTTTTGGTTTTTAATGCTGATGATGATGAAGATGACGATGGGGATATCCTTATCGTTAGAAAATAATGTTAAGATATTATTAAATTTATTTGTGATAAACTTGATCTATACTATAATGTAATTAAGTAAAGGAGAACTATGGCACTTACCGTTATTCACGAACGTTATCCCTATCGCTATGTTGATGTAGGTATTCTTGAAAATGGATATCCAGATTATAGAATACAAAAATACAATGAGGATACAGGAAGATATAAAGACATGTATCTCTGCGACAATGGAGATCAGTTAGAAACAGCAATGGAAGACTTTGAATATACTAAGTGGCTTGATCCCGCAGATGTTCCTTGCTATAATAGAACTAAATAGAAGAAACATTCTAAGATTATGGCAGCAAAAGGAACAGCAGCAAAGTCTGCAAGCGGTGCTTCTATGTCAAAGTATGACGTAGAAGTGGAGAAGAGGTTAGTCGCACTCGAAGCAGCAGTAGAAGAACTCAAGTCACACACTCACTCTGGTGGTAGTGATGAAAGAGTTGATAAGATTATTGCTCACATGGCAAAGAAAGAAGACATCGGCGACATTTTTTAAATCATGACATACAAAAAGACTGCACTTGTTCTTGGTGCGGGTGGCTTTATCGGAAGTCACATGGTCAAACGACTCAGATCAGAGGGATACTGGGTTCGTGGTGTAGACCTTAAGTACCCAGAATTTTCAAAAACGGAAGCAAATGAGTTTGTTCAAGGTGACTTACGAGATGTTCACTTTGTAAAACGTATTCTTGAATTCAAAGGATACTCAGGCAACTTTTTTAATTCAGTTCCTTATCAACACATTGAACCATTTGATGAGATATATCAGTTTGCTGCTGACATGGGTGGTGCAGGATTTGTATTCACAGGAGAGAATGATGCAGATATCATGCACAACTCTGTATCAATTAATTTAAATGTTCTTGAAGAACAAAGAAAATTAAATGAAACATTTAATGGTGAAAAAAATGAGTGGACAGAAGCAAATAGACCTAAGTTACTTTGGAAGACAAAAATATTTTACTCTGGATCAGCATGTATGTATCCAGAACATAATCAACTAGACCCTAACAACCCTGATTGCCGTGAAGAATCCGCTTACCCTGCTAACCCAGATTCCGAATATGGATGGGAAAAACTTTTCTCAGAGAGGTTATATCTCTCTTATAATCGTAACCATGGTATTCCTGTTAGGATTGCTCGTTACCATAACATCTTCGGGCCAGAAGGAACGTGGAAAGGAGGTCGTGAGAAAGCTCCAGCAGCAATCTGTCGAAAAGTGGCGTACGCAGATACTGATGACACCATCGAAGTCTGGGGAGATGGTAATCAAACAAGATCCTTCCTCTACATCGACGAGTGTATTGAGGCAACCAGACGGCTCATGGACTCCGAGTTCATCGGGCCCGTCAACATTGGATCAGAAGAGATGGTGACTATTAATGAATTAGTTGACATTGCAGCAAAGGTATCAGGTAAGAAAATTAAAAAGAATCATATTGATGGCCCTCTAGGTGTTCGTGGTCGTAACTCAAACAATGATCTCATTCGTGAGAAACTTGGATGGGATTATGAGCAAACTCTAGAAGAAGGTATCAAAAAAACCTATGGTTGGATATCATATCAAGTATCAAAGGATTTATATGGAGTCGCTCCTTATGATGACCCAGACTATAATCCTTACGAATCATCAGAGGTAATGGCAGCAGGTTAATGAGAGTCACTATATTAGGCTCCGGTGGACAGATAGGAGCATATCTTACGGAGTATCTGCGTAAGAAAGATTATGAAGTATTAGAGTTTGATATCACCAATGGTGAGCATCAGGATATGACTCATATTCCAAACACATATTTGCGTAATGCAATCATGAATTCTGACTTTGTATTCTTTCTTGCATTTGATGTTGGTGGTTCTCATTATCTTAAAAAATATCAACATACTTTCAAATTTATAGATAACAATACTCGTTTGATGGCAAATGTATTTGGTTACTTAGAAGATTATAGTAAACCATTTGTATTTGCATCATCTCAGATGAGTAACATGTCTTACTCACCTTACGGTGTCATGAAAAGAGTTGGTGAACTTTACACTAAGTCTTTAAATGGATTGATAGTTAAGTTTTGGAATGTATATGGTATTGAAAAAGATATGGAAAAGGCTCATGTCATCACTGATTTTATTCGCAAAGGGTTTGAAACTGGTGTTATAGATATGATGACAGATGGAACTGAAGCAAGGGAGTTTCTTTATGCAGAAGACTGCTGCGAAGCGTTGGAAACCGTCATGGGGAACTATGATCGACTCAATTCTGATGATGAATTGCATATTACTACTGGTAGCCACACAACTATACTGGAAATTGCGGAAATAATTAAAAGATTGTTCTCTAATATTGATAAAGATGTAGTGATTCAACCGGCAGAATCAAAAGATGAAGTACAAAAAGACGCTAGGAACGTGCCTGATCCTTACATACAGAAGTTTTGGAAATCAAAAACATCTGTAAAGGAAGGTATTACTAAAGTATTTGAGGAGATGAAAAAAGATTTTTAATTATGGCATTTTCTGTTTCTCATTGGTCGGGTCGATTAGGTAATAACATACAGCAAGTTGCTAACTGCATCTTGGCTGCTGAAAAACATAAAACTGATTTCACTCAGACACTTGATCATGATATAATATCTAAATTTAATGTTAATTTTGCATCTAATAATATAAATCAATCAGGTAGATTTTATGCATGGGAAGCGTTAGTGCACTGTGAGCATGGATGTTATGAGGGTGGTAATGAAATCGGTGTAGGTGTCGAGCATGTATATCGTAATATGCGTCGTGTATGTAAACGCATTGCACCTAATTTAAATTTACCAAAGGTTGATCCTATCGGTGATGATACGATTGTAATGCATCTTCGTAGTGGTGATAACTATCATCGAATATTCACACCACCGACTAATTACATTCCAAACCCACTTATCTTCTATCTTAATTTGATAGATTCATTTGATAAGTGTATTCTCATCACAGAACCAGACAGAGAGAATCCA